GACTTTGCACGATGAGCTTCTGGCCCTTGCCGGTGCCGGAAACGATCGCCACCGGAGCCCCGATCGTGTGTGCCGAGAAACTGGCCGTCGAATCGGTCAGCGTGTTGGCGGTTGCCGAGGTCACGGTGCCGGTGATCGTGCCGAGTTCGCTGGTACTGTCGATTCCATCGGCCGTGCCTTGCCCGCTCAGGTGAACCAGTCCGCTCGCACCGCCCAACAGAGGCCGCCGCCTGCCAGAAACCGGGTAGACGGCTCCCGACGCCATCGGCTCATGCCACTGGGTTAACCACCATGCCCCGGTACGCATCGAGAAGGTCAATGCCTGCTGCGGATAGTTCGACGTGTCGCCTACGAGACAGACGGCAAAATGCACGACTTCGGTCACCGGATCGCACTTCACCCAGAAATGGCTGCTCTTGGAGAGGTCGATCTTGCCGTCCCGCCAATAGTCCTGCACGGCGTCAGAAAGCGGCTGGACCTGCATGAGTGCGTTGCTGCCCACCTGCCGAGCAGGCATCATCGCATAGGCACCCTCCTGATCCATGAAAAACGCTATGTCGTCGTTCATGTCGCCGCAGAACTTGTTGAACGCTCCACGTTCGGCCGCCAGGCTGGCGTAGCCGTCGAACAGCGGGTTCGACGTGTAATCGAATCGCAACAGGTGCTGCGACATCATAATGTACATGTAGCCGCCGTAGACGATCAGGCCCACGATCTCGTCGTCACGAATCGTGAAGGTCTGCACCTTGATGGTGTTCGTGACCGGCACGCTTTCTGGTTCGAATGACTCCGAGAAGTAAATCTGGTTCCGCTCGGCAGGTGCCGGTCGAATGAGGTAGCTGATGCCGGAAGCGTTGGCCCCGAGGTACGGCGTGTCGAGCGTGAGCTGACTCGGAGCCACGTAGCCAATAAGGAGCGACGTATCTGCCGTAATGGTCGAGACAGGCGTGTTCGCCAAGGCACCACCGAACGTGATTGTGAACGGGCCGCCGACACTTCCGCTGACCGTTACGTTTCCCGAACCGATGGTCGACAGTCCCTGGAGGTCCGACTGGATTGTGGCCGCCGTGGCGTTGTAGGCGATGGCCGAGGTTGTCTGCCCGGCATAGCTCAACGTGAACGTACCGCCTGTCGCACCGTAGAGCGTGAGCGTTTGCACGCCGCTGGCTCCGGGCGTGCCTTGCACGATGATGGCCGTCGTGACGATGCCGCCCAGGAGAGACGCCGTGTTGACCGTCAAAAGAGGCTGCGAGACGCCGCCCAGGCTTCCCGTGAACGTGCAAATGTACGACAAGGCCGACGGCGACGACACGCTGAATGTTCCGGCGCCGCAGGCTGCGATCAGTGCGGCCTGCACGGCCGAAGCCGAAGCGTTCCATGCAATCGCCGCTGTCGTGTTGGCTCCCTGCGTGATCGTGAACGTGCCGCCGCTTGTGCCAGGCGGCAGGGTGATCTGCTGAACCTCGTTGACCGTCGCACCGCCGCCGCCGCCAGACCCGTAGGTGATGATCTGGTCTTCGATGTTCAGTTCGACATAGGGCGTTCCCTGGAGCTGATACTGAACGCCGCTCGACGGCGGCACGGGAGCCGTGTTGGTCGTCATCAACGGCAGCGCTTCGCCTTGCAAAGCTCCGGTGAACACCACCTGCCAGACCATGATATTGGCCTGGTTGATGTCGTCGTAGACCGTGCAGTTACCGCTGCCAATCGAGGGGAGCGCCTGCACGATCGGCGTGAGGTCGGCACCCTTCGGGTACGTTCCGGGGATCACGTTGATGGGCGGCGTCGTATGCCCATTGAACGTCAACGTGAACTGGCCGCCGAGGATGTTCGAGTTGTTGTAGCCTGCCGCCGCACCGGCCGCGGTAATCAGCGGTTCGAAGCCGATCAGTTGCGTCTGCGAAACGCCGCCGCCCGAGCCGCCCGTAGGTCCGCCGGCCACCAATTCCTTGACGGTCGCAGGAATGCCGCTCAAGAGCGATCTGTTGGCGGTCATCAGGTCGATCGCCTGATCGCCCTTGCCGTTGACGAACGTCACCGTATAGACCAAGCCAGAGAGCGTGACGTTGCAGTTGTTGGCACCGATCGAGCTCAACGCCTGCAGGTTGGTTTGAAGCGTGGCGGCCGGGATGTTGTAGGCGTTGTTGACCGTGGTCTGGGCGTCGAGAGTCACCGTAAACGTGCCGCCAGTTGCCGCCGGCAGCGTGATTGTCTGAACTTCGTTGGCAGGAGCCGCACCGGCGATCGTCACAGCCACCGCAGGTGCTTGCGGCGAAACTGCGTCGATGAGGTATCCCCTCGGAGCGTTCGAACCGTAGAAGTAGCGGCCGACCATTTGCACGGTCCACTGCGAGCCGGTGCCGACAACCAGCGTCGAGCCGTTGACGACTTGCACGGTGCCGAGCGTGTAGAGCACATCGCCAGCATAGAAGGCACGCCCCTGAAACCAAACGACGGATTTCTTGTTAGTGGGTGGCGGGATGAACCGCACCATGTCGGCCGAGCCGTCGTCGTTGTAGACCTGGGCGATGCTCGTCGTGTCCTGAAGGGCCTGTTGCTCGAGGGCTAGGTCGGTGAACGTATCGGTGTAGGTCGTGATACTGGTCGTCGAAATGACGGCAACCCGGTAAATCACGTTGGCCCCGTTGCTCACGGTTCGCCAGAGTTCAACGGCCGTGATCCGGCTCGTCTCTCCCGACCAGACGAATGTCCAGTTGAAAGTATCGCTGTCGGCCGCAATGATCGACGTGACCGGCGAGAGCGAACTGTAGCGTCCCAGCCAATCGACATAGCGATAGTAGAAGTTGTAGGTGCCTGCCGTCGCACCGCCGCCGCCTGGCGTGTGCGTGACGCCGGGAGCCGAAACCGGTGCCTTGATGCCCAGGTTGTACGCCGAGGCTGCCAGTCCGTCCCAAAGGATTCCCTGATCGACCCCGTTAACGCCGATCAGCGAGCCATCTGGAACCTTGCAGAACTGAAACGGCTCGAAGGGATTCTTCTTGACGAGAACCGGGGCGCCGCCAGTCGTGCCAGAGAACAACGGTGTCGCCGTCGTCTTGAACTCGATCGGAACAGAGTCGCTTGTGAAACCGGACAGAACGCTCGCCACATAACCAATGTACGTGCCGGGAGCGAGCGAGAGATTCACGGTGCCGTTGCCGACACGGCTGCCGGCGTTCGAGAACGTCAGACCCGATCCGGTGTCGAGGGCAACCCAGACCGTGTTCGTCGCACCGCCGCTCGAGTTGCCGATGGTCGCCACGCCGCCGCTGCCGTCGTGGTTGTCTGCCACGACCAGCGTGCAGACATTCGGATCGGAGCCGATGATCGTGCCAGCACCGGCGTTGAAGAATCGTTGTCCCCAGAACCGAGCCACCGACCGCCTCCTAGCTTAGCACGATGGCCGAGCGATCCCCTGAGGCATCGACCGTTGCCGTGACGCGTGCCGTTGCCACCCCGATGCCGGCATAGATTTCCGTACCCGTGCCGGCATCGGTGATAACCCCGACGGTCGTCGAAGCGACGTAACGCCACGCCAGCCTTGGCGTGATTCCGGTTTCGATGGCGTTCGCCCGATCGAGCAGCGCATCGGCTGCGGCATTCAGGGCCGTGGCGTTCGGTGCGTTCACAAGGTCAACTCGACCGCTGGTATCAACGACAAGAGCGGCTGCAACGCTGCCCACGAAAGGCTCGATCGTCACGGCTGCCGAACAGGTCACAGTCTGCGTCTTGATCGTCTGAAGATCGGCAGGAAGATTTCCGGTAACGTCGGTCGAGGCTAAGGTCACGGCGTACTTCGTTCCGACCTGCTGCGGTGAACCGATCTGTGTGTGCAAGGCCGAGTTGCCGTATGTGCCGTTATTCAAGATCGCGTAACCATCGCCCGTCTGTGGAGTGTTGCCCGTGTAGGTCGTGAGCGTATCGACGTTGCTGACGTGGCCGCCGGCCGTGATCCCCAAGGCCGCGAAGTTGGCGGGAAACGCTTGGGTCAAGCTGTAGCCCGTCTTGTCGCTGACGGTGCCGGCGGTGACGGCCAGGTTCGCGTCGGTCTTTGGCGAATCGCCTTCCAGCACCGTGTATACGCTGGTGGCATCGGGGTTCGTTGTCCAGGCCCGATCGACCGTCAGCACCGTTCCCGTGTTGCTCACGATCACGCGGCATTGGTTTGCCCCAGTCCCGCTGGTGATCTTCACGCGGCAGCCGGCCAGCGCGTTCGCCGTCCAGGCTTGTCCGGTATCGGTGAGCGTCGAGGCGCCGCCGGCCGTGGCGGTGCCGGAGTAGAACTTGGGCGAATCGCTGGCCACCAGCGAAACCTTGCCCGCGCTGACGAGCAGCTGATCCGTTCCACTGCCGCTCGTCAGCAGGCTCGCATTCCTCGTGCAGGCCGTATTCGGCAGCGCGCTCATCCCGCCATGAACGCCGTCCTGGTTGTCCCAGCCGGTGAGCTCGATTTCGAGTGGCAGCGGAGCCATGTTCGTGGCTCCCTTCAGGTGCGCCGAGACCACGCGACCGTTGCCGCTGGCCAGCGCCGCGTTGGGCAGGTCCAGCCGGTACCAGCCGGGCATGTTGGTCGAGTCGATTTCCTTGAATCCACCGCTGGACCAGGCCGAGTTGACGGCGGCGAGCGTGGCCAGCGTGATTGCCACGCTGCCGGCGTTCGCGCCGGTGAACGAGTAATAGGCCACCAGGCCCGCCGAGTTGTAGACCAGCCCCGTCAGCCCCGATCCATCGGTCTTCGACGAATCGAGAATGAAGACATTCACGCTTTGCGATGTGGCGGCAGCGACGATCGAAAGCTTCATGGTCTTACCTCAGCCCCTCGCCCCCCCGGCCATGCCGGGATGCACCAGCATTCCTCCGCCGCCGCCGGTGCTCACGACGCCGTTGATCGTGGCTCCAGAAAAGCTCGCAAGCTGGTAGCCGTTGGCCGAGTTGAACTGCACCGAGAGCTTGAAGTAACGGCCCGAAGGATTGGCCTGGCCCTGCATCGAAGCGGTCGTGAGCCATGAGCCGTTCAGGCTCGGTGGGTTGCTGTCGCTGGCCCCGTATTGAAACTTTGTCGTGCCGAACCCGATCTGATAGTACGGACCCCAATGGTCGGTCACGTCGTGCTGGAAATCCTGAAACGCACTCATTGTCCAGGTCGTGCCGTTCGCGCCGCTGTCGAGCACGAGTGAGGCCGTGGGCGAGGTCGTGTCGTAGGGGTTCGTGTTGCGGATGAAATCGACCGTGCCGCGTGAATGCGTCGAGACGTTCGAGGCCGTCGTTCCGACCCGAAGCGTCGAACCGAGATTGGCGTTGGTCCCGGAGTAAATCTGCGTCCAGTTCTTCGAGTCGGAAGACATGTACGCAGTGAACGTCGTCCCCGATTTCACCATCCGGATGAAGAGCATCCCGCCGACATAGTGAATGCCGGCGGTGATCGGCGCCGCGGTATCGGTATTCGAGCCAGCGACCGTGTTGCGAGCAAAGAGCGCATATTTTCCGTTCCCGACATTCGCGGATGTGGGATCGAGGCCGCCGCACGTGAAGCCCGCGCGAAAATACGACGTCGTGTTGGTAGGATCCTGCGCGAGCAGATCGAAGCCGGCATAGGTCTGATTCTCCGGCGGCCCGCCTCCGCCGGTGCAATAAATATCGAAGTCGCCCGTGATGCTCTGGTAGATCAACGGGCCATCGGTCGTCGCGCCGCTCCAATCGTGTCCTACGGCGCTCTGGATGTAGAGCCGGCTTTTCCAGCTGGTGTTTTCGTCCAGGGACATCAGATTGGCATTGTTCAAAATCGACCACGATCCGAGCGACGTGCCGCTTGACCAGGTTTGCGTGGTGTCGAATTCTGAGTCGGCAAAAATCGACTGCGGCGAAAGCTCGATACGCCGGGCAAAGGCGTTGGCATCTTTGGCGGCGCGCACGTTGGTCCCGAGGGACCAGCCCGAAAGCGAAGGGTCGAAGAAAAATGGAATCGTGGCCGACATGCGACTCCCGGCTAAATGTCGTTGACGGGAATCGTTGCTGTCGCCATCTTCCCGACCACGTAGGCGGCAACAAGCACTGCCTGAATGATCGAGTTCGCATCCGCCTTGTCGGCGGCCGTGAAGCGCGACGCCGACGCTGTGTCATAAGCCGCGCTCGCGGGAAGAACACATGCTGAGATCAGCGTTTGTACGGCGGCCTGCGTTGTGGCGTTATCCGGGATTGACGCAGTGAGTCCGAACTGCGTCAGAAGCGTTGTAAGCGGACTCGATGCGCTTGCGTACTGGTTTGAGAGCGCAAGTTCCGTTTTGGCGATCGTCGCCAATCCGCTGCCAAGTTGCCCAGCGGTGTTCAGGTCTTTCAGTGCCATGACTTACTCCGATGCCTTTCGATACTTGCCGCGGCCGGTGCGTTCAACTTCGTTCACTGCTTCGCCGCCTCCAACTTGTCTTCGATCTCATCCGGCAACGCGGACCAAAGGTCGATGCCGGCAAGTTGAAACCAATAGCCGGCTGCCCGGTCGTCAGCGTGAGCTTGAACGGGATCGGGTGATTCGTGCTGTTCTGTTGCCGGAGCATTCATGTCTCAACTGTGAGCCGCGTAGTATTCGTCGCTGGCGACGAAACCGACAACCATGTTCTCGTTCATAGAAAACCGTTCCCTGCCCTGATCGTGCCGTCCGCCTGCTGGAACACAAGCCACTCCTCGTTCGGAGCGTTGAAGTGGATCATCGAGTAGACCGCACCGCTCACCGGAGCGATTCCGTTGGCGAACGTGCCTGGCCGAACGCCGCCCCGGCATTCCATCATGCCACCCGATTTGCACATCATGTTGATCTGCTCCTGGGCGCCGCCGGCAAGAATGTCCCGAGGGTCCGCCAGCGTGTGCAGCCCAGGAAAATCCGTGGCGTCGGTCTGCACGATCGGGTTGATTCCACCCATGTCACGGCACCGATGGCGGGGTGTAAGGCATGTATTTCAACGTCGGACGCACAGGCATCAGCCCGGCGTCCATGAATCGCTCGCTCAGGAACGGCAGGTCGGCCTCGAAGGCCAGCTTCAGTGATTCCTGAAACGCTCCGCGGACGGCCATAACGTTCGCTCGATCTTTCTTGTTGGCAATCTCCAACTCGATGCCACGCTCCAGCGGAGTGAGCATGTGCTGGGCGAAGTCGATCGGATCGGAGATCAGGTAGCCGGCCGCCGTGTAGGCGTTGACCAGCGGCGTGACCGTCGTGAGTTGCGTGGGCGATTGCACCGAGGCGATCGTTGCCTGCTCCTGGTAGGGGTTCAGGCCGTCGCGGCCCGTGGGCACGGTCGAGTTGATGCTGAACCGAATCGCCGCTCCGACGTGCGCCTGGATGAATGCCGTGCCGGCGCCGGTGACGGTCGTCGATGCCGCGGACGCTGTAACAGTCCCTTGGTTGTCGGGCTTCGGGATGCCGGTGCGGTTGATCGGCCTCGGCAGCCGCTGATACATAAAGTCGTAGGTGTTCGACAGATTCGGGTAAGGCCACACGGCAACGACTCGGCCGCCGATCGTCGTCGGGTCGCCGATGACCGTCCAACGGGTCGGCGTCCCGGTGCTGCCGCCGCCGACGCCCTGCCGTTCGAGGAGATTCCATTCCTCAGGGTCGATGTACTCGCTCCACCACCAGAGGACTTCCGGCGACGGCTTGCACATCAGCCGAAAATCCGCCGGCAGCGGATAGAGACTCTGGTACAGGTTGTAGCCCGTTCCTGCCGCCAGATCGGCCGGTGGGCTGTTGATTGAATCGAGAACTAGCGTCGTGCCGCCGCCGCCGATGGTCTGATAGGGGATGCGGCTTACGATGTTATTCATCCGCACGCTGGCGTATCCGCTTCCGGCCCAGGAAGGAAACGTGCCGCCGCTCAGAGTCAACGTGTTCGTGGAAAGCACGTATTGCACGCTGCCCGTGTTGTAGGGGGCGTGAAAGTCGATGCGGTATTTCTGCCAGAAGTAGTTCCAGTTCCGCCGCAGCGAAACGTCACGGTATGCGTTCTGGATGGCCGCTCGCACAATCGACTGGTTGCGTGCATCGGGAGCGCCGCCAAGATGGTAGACCATCGTGTCGATGTAGTCGGCGTACAGTTTTGGATCGAAGGCGCTCATTCTTTCGGTGCGCAGCGTTCGATGACTTCCTCACGCAATTCGTTGCGGTCGACCAGGGCCTTAGCCGGGTCGACAGCGATCATCGTTTCGATTTCCTGGTCGATCAGGTCTTCGGCAAGACGCACTGGCGGTGCAGGCTCCGTCTCGTATGCCGTGTGATTCACGCTGCCACGCATTTGCAGGTTGTGTCGTTTGGCCGCCGCTTTGATGTCGTCGAGCCCTGATACCCAGCACTCTTGCGGACCAAGGTGTGCCAATGCTCCGCAGTAAATCTTGCCGTTGATGTCGACGCCGCTTTCCTTGGCTTCGTCCAGGATGTCCTGCGTGTCGAGGTCGTTTTCGTTCAGTCCGTGGTTCGTGATCTTGCCTTCCCAAAAAGCCCGCTCCGTGTTGTTGAGTCCGGGGCTGCGACGGCTTGCACAAATGTCGGCAATGCGATCACCGCCGAGTTCGTCGCACGGCTCTCGCTGCTCGTAACCTCGTCCGGTGCAAACGCCGACGACCCGTCTCATGTCCGCCGTACCAATCTTGAGGGAAGAATTTTCTTGACACTCGTGTTCTTGACGATCCGCAATTTGACTCTGCGGATTGATCGCTCAGGTTTCATACGAGTTCGATCTCCACGTCTTGCCAGAGAACATCAAGCCCCTTCTCGATCGCTTCCTCCGCAGTCCCCGGAGCGATCATCGTTTCGCCAAGCAGCGGACCACGCTCGAAGACCCGAATCTCCGTGTTGCCTTCGATTTCACGTGTTTCGTACAGCAAGCCACGCTTGCGGCACTTCTCTTTGAACTGCTTCTCGGTCATGCAGCTTGCCTCGGAGGATTCTGGGGAGTGCCGTGCTGCCCTGGCCTCGGACCCTGTTGCGGCGGCTGGCCGCCTTGAGGCTGCTGGCCCTGCGGTTGCTGGCCTGGCGGCGGCTCAGGCATCGGCGGTGGCGGCGGTGGCTCGATCATGTACTTGTGAACGTCGAGGCCCATCGCCTTGCACCAGTCGGTCACGAAGGCGTTCCACGGACCCACTTCCTGCCACGAAATCGCTACCTGCTGCAAGAACGGCATCAGGGCCTTCGCCATCTCGTTGAACTGCGAGAGCTTGGCTTCCGTGTTCGGCTTCGCCATCGAACCGCTCTCGATGCGGTATTCGAGTTCCCGCACAATCGTCTCGACATCGGCGGATTGAACGAGTTGCGCCCAGAGCATCGCCCGCTGTTGACCGAGAATCGGCAGCACGTCGTTCTGGGCGTCGAGCAACCAGCGGCAGACCAGGCCCTCCTTGCGTGCGATCGCCGTCATGGCCTCCTGCACGGTGTTCGACATGTCGTCCATGCGGATCGACGAGTTCTGCTGACGCACTGATACGTCGGTCGCCGACCGGCTCTGTGCCGTCCCTGCCTGGCCGTAGAGAATCTCGCTGGTTCCCCAACGCTTATCGAGAGCATCGACCACCCGCTCCAGCACGTTGTAGATGTCCGGGTGGAACTGCGGATTCTGGATGAAGCTGATGAGGTCGCTGATCTTCCCGGTGGCGCTCATGGTCATGTCGATTTCGACGACCCGGTTGTCGCCGGGATTGAGGGCCTTCTTCTTCTCCGTCTCGTCCCATCCCTTCGCCACGCCGATGATCGTCGTGCAACTCGTTCGCACCTTGCTCGCCAGGAACGACATTGCCCAGTTGATCCACTTCAGCTCGCCCAGGCCGGCGCTCACGTGGCTGTAGGGGTAGACATTGTTCGGCCGCGGATGAAAGGCCAGCATCGTGAACGGCCAACTCTTGCCGTCAGCCCAGAAAGGAATCGGCCATTGCAGGCTTTGCTGAATGCCGCTGATCCACTGTTGCGTGGCCTGCGGGTCTTGGACCTGAGGGGCTTCTGCCAGGCGGCCAGTCGGCAGGTTCAGCGGATAAGGAATGCCGTCGCAGACGACAAGCATTACGTTGTCGCCGAACCCGTCAAACATATTCTTCAGGTCCGGGTCCATGCCCGACATCCGGCCGCCGAGACCCATCTTCGAGTAGACCTTCCAGTACGTGACCAGATCGTTCGTCTTTCCCTTGCGGTGATCGTCGCTTTCGAGGCGATCAGCCGAGTTCGTGACGTAGCCGGTCGTCGTCTTGACGGTGTCTTCGTTGCTGGTCGCCTTGTCCAGTTCGCCGGGTGCCAGGCCGTAGAGTTCCTCGACTTCCCACCGAGGATGAATGCACTTGCGGGCGATCCACTTGCACTCGTCAATCAGGTCTACATCGGGATCGAGCAGCAAGTAATCCGACGTGTCGTAAAACGATCCGACCATCTTGATGGGCGAGCCCTTCGCCTGAAACAACTCGGTCCACCAGACGCCCATGCCCTTGATGAGCGCTTCGTCGACCACGAGCCGACTGTGGGCTCGCAGATTCAACTCGTTGGGCGTGTAGTTCAGGTACTCTTCGAGAAGCTGGGCCCGAGTCTGGTCGACGACCTGCGTCATCAGGTCTTGCTGCTGCCCTTGCTGGACCATGCCCTGAAGCTGCATGATCGCCTGCTGCTGTTGCTGCTGGGCCATCATGGTCTGTTGCAGCACCTGCGGCGGCGAGTTGGGCGGCGGTTGCTGAGGCGACTGCTGCGCCATGGCGAAGAGTTGCGGATTCAACGCCGCATAGATGCCCGGAGGCACCGGATCGAACTTTCTGGGAGTGACCGTTCGAACCGGGTTGCGGTTGTAGAGCATCGGGCCGAACAACTGGCACAGTTCCGCCACCTTGTTCATCGTGAAGCGGAAGGTGGGCGGGGCGATGTCGTCGTTCTCGTCGCCCGTCATGTAGCCGCCCTTGCCGGCGCCTGCATTCCCCCAGAGATAATCGTTCAGCCGGATGCCGCCGTCGAGAAATCTCATGCACTCCTGGGCTACCCGCTGGAAGTGCTTGTCTTTGAACATCTGGGCTAGGTTCAGCTTACGGAGCCACGCATTGACCAGCGGCTGCATCGGGTGCGAGATATTGGTATTGCTCGCAGCCGCAGGCTGTGCCGGCGTAGCCGTGAAGGCGGTCGTGGGTGCGTAGGCGTCTGCCATCGGTTATTTTGCTTCCGCTCCAAGTTCGGTTCGGAGGTCGGAGAGTTGCTTGTTGGCAGCCGTAACGCTCTTGGCGAGTTCTTTGATGAACAAGTTCAGGGCCTTGATGTCTTCCTTGTGGGCCTCCTCCAGCTTGGCGATCTTGCGTTCGAGTTTGCCGACCGCCGAATCGCCGACGGCACTCTTGAGAACGGTGATCGTCTCTTCCATCGTGTTGAGCCGCTCTTGTTCGGCCTTCCACGACGGCGAGAAATCCCACGAACCGTACTTACGAACGTGCGGGTTGCTCTTGATGCGAGGGTCTTCGACGTAGCAGATATGCTCGTCGGGTAGGAACACTCGCTGATCGAGAGACGCCAGCCGGCAGTGCTGCGGACCCACTTCCACGACGGTCGCAATCACGACTCGTGGCGTCGGATGGCCCGACGGATGCCAAATGACGGTTTGGCCTGGCACCGGCCTCGGCATCTTGTACTCGGCGAGTGCTGCGTGGTCGATCGGGGTCGCCATTCCCTCGATTGCGGGAGCGGGCATTGCGTTCTCCTTGTTACTTTCCTGGCCCCAGGTTGACGTATTCGGCTTCGCCTTTTCGGCCACGTGCCTTCTTGCGATCGAGATAGCCCTTCCAGCGAGAGCCACGCACGTTGTTCTGGTCGGGCTTGTAGTACCGCAGTCCCTTGTGGGCGGCGGCGTACTGGAAGCAGTGCATCAGGTGGTTCAAGGCGCGGTCGTCGGGCCGCTGAAGAGTCTGCTTGCCCTGCCGCTTCTTCATGTACTGGTCGATTTCCATCTCGAAGTTCGGCAGGCGTCCTTCTACCACACGGAGCTTCGTTGTGCCGTCTTCACGGATCGACAGCCATTCGTGGCACGCCATGACGCGGGCCTCCACGTCGTCGGACCCCAAGGCAAAACCGTAGCCGGTGACTTCGCTGTGAACCCGGTGCCGCTTCATGGCCTCGCTGTACTGCTGGCGAATCGACTTGCCTGAAGCCTCGGTGCGGCGTGATCCGTGGTCGTCGATAATGAACGCCCGGTAGCTGCGGCCGGTCATCTTCAGCCGCATTTGCTGGGCGAGTTTGTCGGCCGTGCAACGGGGAATGTAAAGCTCGTCTTCGAGGTAAACGTGGTCGCCGAACGCAGCCGGCGTCACGGCGAGAAACAACACGGCACCCGTCACGAACCCAGGGTCGATCACGGCGTAGCGGCACCATTCCCTTGGAAGCTGCCCGTCCTTGAATTCCTTGTGTTCGGCGTTGAACGGACTGCGGCCCAAAAGGCTCATCGAGAATTCCGGGAACACTTTGAATTCGTCGAGAACGAATTCGCCTTCGTCACGCATCCGCACGATGTCGGAGCCGCTCCACTGCCACGCCTTGACGGTCTTCCGCTTGGCGGCATCGCTGATGAACGGGTTGGCCGAGAATCTCGATCGAAATTCGACGACATCGGGATTCCCTTCGGCGTCCCGCTCGTCGGCGAGAGCCCGTTTCGACATGATGACGAGACCCTTGTTTCTTGAGTGCGGCAAAGCGGACCAGAAGAAGCGTCCCTTTTTTGCCACGACCCGAGCCTGGATTTCGTCGAGCCATTCTTCGTCGTCGAGGTCTTCGTCGATCCATACGGCATCCGCCCTGAAGCCTTGCGGCGGCTTGGCACGGCTCGAGTAAGCCCATAATTCCCAGCCGGTGCGAAACTCCATCTTCGAAAAGACTTCCTCGCCTGCGTTCTCCCAGACCACTTTCTTCGGGCCAATGAACCTTCGAGGAATCAAAGGCGATGCCGGCTCGGCGAGATGCTCGCGTGCAACATCCTCAGGATCGGCGGGGTTCCACGAACGCCAGTTGCCACGCTTGCCGTCCCGGATCATCTTGAAGGCGCCCGGCTTGCAGAGAACCGGGTAGATCGTCTTGCCGATATGATCCTGGTCGTAGCCGATGACCACGGCGATGCCCTTCTTCGGATACTTGCCGTGCGGGTCGGAGTTCGTCACGATGCGAGCCATTTCGACGGCGGCAGCGGTTGTTTTGCCGCTCTGATTTCCGCCGCGGATAATCCGCTCATAGGCGATGCACGCATGAAAATCACGCTGAAACGGTTGTGGCGAGTAGAGCCGCAACGCCTCTATCTTGCGGCGTGCAAGCTCGGCCAACGCTTCACGGCGATCGGAATCTCGGCGAGAAGAGGGAATGATTCCTCCCGCAGCGAAAAGCTCGGATTCAAAAGTGTCGTCAGCCTTGGTAGGCATCGCAGCTCACCGGCTCGTCGTCGAATTCTTCTTCCGAGTCGCCGTCTTCAAGCAGTTCCCTGGCGACCCGCTGTAGGTCTTCATCCGACAGGTGTTCACAGTCGGTTTCGTGATTCTTCATCAGTTTTGAATTGGTACTCAGCACGGCGGTAACGAGCGTCATAACCTTGATCTTGAGAGCCCTCGGCACGTCCACGTCGCTGGCCATCCGCCACAACTCGGCGGCCAACTTGCGTGGTCCACCGGCAACGTCCGACAACGCCTCAGCCAGCTCCTCGAGCCGAGGGGCCCGTCGGGCTCGTCCCTGCAAACGGATCGAGCTAACCTTTGACTCGACCTTTGACCTTTTTGGGTTTGGCATGTCCGTTTCCGTTGGCCGAATCGGTGCCGGGAAACACGGTCCCGGCAGCGACCGGCACGCCTTCTTCTCCGTCGGCCCCAACTTCGACCATGTGAATGCCACGCTGAACACCACGCTGGGCCGCATTCCTGAACATCCCCGACACTTGATCGGCATAGATCAGTTGCGGCTTCTCGACGCACTTCGACTTCATGTGCCCGGCCCAAGAATCCCAGTTGCAGAACACGGGGTTGTAGCCCAGCGAAGCGATGCCGGCCAAAGAAAGGTCACGTGTCGCCGTGACATCCTCGGTGGAGTCCTTCTTGGCACAGTACTTGTCGTTGTACTCGTAGTAGAACCACTCCCGACCGCCAGCGTCGGGACCGAACACGTCGAAGCAACGCATGTCCCACATCGTCAGCCCGGTCGGCAACGCTCCGACCGCTTCGAAGCCGGCACGCTCGGCGGCCTCTTCACGGCTGTACTGATCGAGTCGGCAGCGTGGGTTCGGATCGTCGGTTTCGAAATCACGCCAGCGGAACACGTAGACGTTTTCGTGCGGCGGCGGCCCGCAGTATGGAGCCCCGATAACGACGGGCCCTTTGTCGAACCGCTTCAGGATGAACGCCAGCGATGTCGGCACGAACGGTTTGGCGTAGGGGTCACGGCCGACGTGTCGATCGGGCCATTGGTCCGAGTCGATCATTACGAGGATGTCGAGCTTGAGCGACCTGGCCTTGACGACAGCGGC